TGTTCTGAGCTGACGGACGAGAGAGGGAACCCGAATGCCTGACCAGCCCGTCTACCAGAGCCCCGGCATCAGCCCGGCGGCGCCGACCATCAACGGTCGCGAAATCACCATCGACATGCTGCTCAAGAACCCGCAGTACATCGAGAGCCGTGTCGCGAACCTCGCGCTGGAGAACTTCATCGCGCCCTACATCTTCGCCCAGGGCCCGGCGCTCACGACCGGCGTCGTCAAGTACGACACCGTGCTCAAGAACGACCTGTACCTGACCCGTGGGCTGCGCACGATCGCCGAGAAGGCCGAGTACCCGATCGTCGACGCCGCCGCGCCGGAGCCGTCTGTCGCGATCGCGGGCAAGTTCGGTGGTCAGTACGAGATTAGCTACGAGGCCCAGCGCCGCAATGCGATCGACGTCATGGACCGGGTCCAGGTCAAGATGGCCAACGACCAGGTGCAGAAGGTCGACGCCGACGCGATGGACCTCTTCGCCGCGGACGACAACGTCCCTGAGTTCGACGCCGCCGGCAACGGCTGGGGCGACGCGGTCAACGGGAACATCTTCCTCGACATCGCCCGCGCCTCGTCCACGATCCGCAACCAGCGCCTCGGCTACCGCGGCAACTTGGTGCTGATCAACCCGGCCGAGAACATCTCGATCATGTCGAGCGAGGCCATCCGCGCTGCCCTCCCGCGGGAGAACCCGGCCACGAACCCCGTGCTCTCGGCTCAGATCAACGGGCTGTTCGGGCTCGAGTGGATCGAGTCGGAGCACGTCCCCATGGGGACCGCCTACCTGCTCCAGCGGGGCGCGATCGGCACGATCGCCGACGAGGTCCCCTGGAACGTCCGCGTGATCGACGAGCCCAAGCGCGACGTGACGATCATGCTCGGTGGCCGGACCACCGTGCAGTTCATCACCGACCCGCTCGCCGCCGTCCGCATTACCGGCGTTGGCCCGACGAGCTGATCGTGGCTCGAGCTGATGCACTGGCTCGCCTGGTGTCCGGGGGCAACCTCGGGCGCCAGGCGCCGCCGGCCGTCCCGCCCCTCACCGGCGCGGAGCGGGCGGTCGACGGTCGTGCTCGTCGCGTGGCGCTGCGCGACATCAACCTCGTCTTCCGCGTCACTCGGGAGGCGCCCGGGCGCCCGGCACGCAGCGTCCAGCAGGTCGTCATCGTCAACGCCGGCGATGTCGTGCTGGTGAGCTCCGAGCTCGCCGACGCGAAGGCCGGCACGCTGGTGACCGAGGATGCCTACGGCGAGCTCGCGAGCGCCCGGCAGGCCTGGGATGACGCGCAGGGCTCGCAGGTCGTCGAGGAGGCTGGGGACACCCCGGCGGAGGCGCAGGCCCAGCAGGCCGCCGAGCTCGACGCGGCGCCCGACTCCGACGGCACGGTCGACGCGAGTCGGTCCCGGCCGGACGCCGACGGCGAGCCGCGGGCCGCACGTCGCGTCCGTCGCCCGAACACCGACAGCTGAGAGAGGGGTCGTCCATGCAGGTCATCCGTCTGGGCGACCCACTCCAGCAGTTCGAGATCCTCGTGCCCCGCGGGGGCGCCGTGGCGTTCCGCCTCGACCTCTACGAACCCGACGGCTCGCCGACCAGCCTTTCCGGGCCGGTCGAGATCCGCGTCGAGGCCACCAACCCGATCACCGGTCGCCCCGCCCCGATCCCGTGGGCCGGCAGCCCGAGCATCACCTGGTCGATCAACGACGTCGAGGTCCCGCGCAACACGCCCGGCGCCGTGCGCACGTCGTCCGTGACCTTCTCGCTGAGCGCCGACCAGACCGTGGGCTTCCCCTACGGCCCGCGCCGAGCCTCGGTGAAGTACACCCCTCGTGGCTCCGGCGGGATCTACCTGGGCCGCGCCGTGGTGACGTTCCAGTGACCCGTGTCGTGGCGTACCACCGCGGTGCGACGCGGGTGCGAGCGCCGCAGATCCGGGTGCCGGGCCGCAAGGTCGTCGCTGTCACCAGCGACGACACGACAACCGTCGTCGAGACCCCTGGCCGCAAGGTCGTCGTGCAGCGCCTCACGGTTCCGATCGACAAGACCGACGCGCCGATCGCCAACGCCTGGACCTACTACCAGTACGCGCGCTCGGCCAGCTGGAGCTTCACGCACCCGCTCGGCCGCACGCCGATCGTCTCCGTCTTCGCGCTCGACGGGTCGATGATCGACGCCGACATGCAGACCACGATCACCACGATCACCGTCACGTTCAATGTGCCCGTGGCCGGGTACGTCCTCGTCACCTAGGCCGATGCAGCCATTCATCGAGTGTCCGGTCGTGCTTTCGCACGTTGCAAGTGGGGTGGCTCACTGCTGTGTTCGCGTAGCTGTGGGCACCCCCGCGACTAAGCGGCGTGAGGTGCTCCAGGTGCCAGTTGTCCGGGTCGGCTGGCGTCCTGCACAGTACGCAAATCCCCTGGTCACGAACCCAGACCACGGCGCGTTCGACGTCTTCGACCGTCGCTCCGACGTGGAGAGCACGACGGGCGGCCGCATGGTCGGCGAAAAGGACGTGTTCGCGCTGCCTGTAGGCCTTCTGCGTTCTCTTGACCCGCTCCGCATTGTCCTGGCGCCATTGACGCGTGTACTCGGCCAGTCGGGCCTTGTTGGCTTCACGCCAAGCGCGCGATTTCGCGTCGTTCGCGGGGCTCAGCTTGCGGCTGGTTACGGTGGCCTTGTTGGCGCAGCTCTTGCAACGCGAGCTCAGGCCGTTCGTCTTGCGACGCTCGGAATAGAACTCGGATCGATCCTTCTCGATCTTGCACGTGGTGCACCTCACCAGTTCCATCTTCATAGACTACACGCGGAGACCTGATGCCCACGAAGCAGATCTATGTCGACTACGCTTACAACGGCGCGGGGATCCACGGCGTGGCCGACGCCGTTCTGCCGACGGACGTCCCGAACTACGGCCAGGTGCAGGCCTTCGCGTTCGGCCTCGCCTGGAAGCAGGCAGTCCGGGTCGCGTCGACCTCGAACATCACCCTGACCGCTCCCGGCGCCAGCATCGACGGCGTGACGCTGGTCTCGGGCAACCGGGTCCTGCTCAAGAACCAGTCGAACTCGGTCGAGAACGGGCCCTACGTCTTCAACAGCGCAACGACGGCGCTCACGCGGGCCACCGACGGCGACACCGGGCAGAAGCTGCAGGCGGCCACGGTCTCGGTCTCCGAGGGCCAGACGAACAAAGACACCGCCTGGAACCAGACGGCCGACAGCGTCACCGTCGGCACGACGCCACTGACCTGGGTGCAGGTGTCCGGCCAGGGTCTCTACACCCAGGGCAACGGCATCGCGATCCAGAACAACCAGGTGAGCGCCGTCGCGGCCCCGGGCGGCGGCCTGATCGTCACCGGCGCCGGCATCGCGATCGACACCAGCATCACCACGCGCAAGGTGGCGCTGACGGTCTCCGGTGCGACGGCCGTCACGGTCGCGCACAACCTGGCCACCTTCGACGTCGTCGTCGCCGTCTACGACGCCACGACCAACGAGCAGATCGACGTTGGCGTGGTGCGCACGAACGCCAACGTGGTGACCCTGAGCCTCGTCGCGTTCCCGGCTTCGCTGCGCGTCGTGGTAATCGGCTAATGCGTCGTGCGCTTACGTGCCTTGCAGCGGCGCATGGTTTCCAAATGACAAGGCTTGCATCTGCGACCGCCGTCAGACCGGTCGTAAATGTTGGCCGGATCGGTGATGTCGTGAAGACTTTTTCGGCACATCCCGGTGAGGCCGAATCCTCGCAACCCTCGCTGCACATTGGTCCCTCTCGGCACGGGCTCAAGATGCTCGATCGCCCAGCAGTTAGGTACCCGGCAGAGATGGTCCATCTCAAGGCCTTCCGGGATGGGGCCGACCAGCTCAGTCCAAGCCACGCGATGCACGTACGCAAGTCGTCCCTTGCGCCCTGCCGTCCTGATGTATCCGTGACCATAGGGGCTCGTAGCTCCCATCCAAAGGAGGTGGCCGTCTTGCTCGATCGACTTGCGCCTGATGCGGTCCATGATGGGGATCATGGCCACGAGTATATGACGGTCGGCTGACCTCGTGCCCCCTCGCAGGAACCTCTTCCCCGTCCCGGCCATGCTCAGCGGGACGACGCTGGGCGACGGCACCGTCACGCTGCAGGTCGAGGCGGGGCGCTTCCTGCGCTACGACGGGTGCGTCGGAGTCGTGGTGGATGGGACCACCCCCTGCACCGCGCAGGTAACCTCTGAACCAGCGATCGGGAGCGACCTGCGTGCGAACGGGGGGTCGATCAAGATCCAGGTCTACCGCTCGAACGTCATCACGTCCGTGTTGCTGACGGTGGGCGCGCAAGGCCTCGTCCCGGCAGGGGCGGGCATCGTCGTCCGAGTACTGGTCTGGGGGGTCTGAGATGAGCGAGACCATGGAGAGCTACGCGGACACCTGGGTCGACCCGCACGCGCAGGTCATCGGAGGCGTGGACACCGGTGCGCCGGTCGAGCCCTGGAGCGCCAGCGTCGACGGGGCCCTGCGCCTTCTCCCGGCGACCACGCTGGCCAACAGTGCGCCTGGCGGGAAGCAGATCACGAAGACGGTCACCCGCCTGCAGGCCTACACCTGGGTTGAGGACCTGTCCGCCCAGGTCGAGTTCCGCATTCCGCGCTACCTCGAGCTCGGGCCCACCCTGGGCGCTCGCCACGTCCGGGTCATCATCGCGGTGGCGCGCAACCTGGTGAACAACGGCGTGGCCTCGATGATCGAGTCGGCGACCGGTCGCGGTAGCGGGCAGTTCGCGACCACCGACTACGCCGCGGTGCTCTGGGCGCGCTACGAGAAGGGCCTCGACGACCTCGTGGCCCGTGTCGAGGCCTCGCTGCCCGCTCCCGTCGACCTCGGCCCGGGCATCACGGGGTCGTTCCCCGACGTCTACGTCGACGACGTGCCCCCGTGGGGCCTCGTCTACGAGCCGCGCCCGGGTTACGGCGGGTACTGGTGGGAAGATCTCGGGGACACCGACGCCTCGATGCCGGACAGGGGTGCAGGAGGGTTCGGTACGTCGCCGTTCGGCACCGCGCCGTTCGGTGGGGCCGGCGGCGACGACCCGGACCTCGTCGATTCAGAGACCAGTGGGGCCTTCGGCACCTCGCCCTACGGCACTTCATCCTTCGGAGGTAGCAGCGCATGACCGTCCCCATCCCCGAACTGCCCGCCAAGCGGTCCACCGACTGGTACCCGTGGGCGACGGCCGTGGACACCAACACCCGTGCTGCCATCGAACAGCTGGTCGACCTGGTGTCCTCGCTGGCCGACAAGGTCGACACGGCAGAGGTGCAGTCGGCCATTCAGGACGCGCTGGACAACCTCAACGTCGGCGTGGACCCCGCGGCGGTGCAGCAGGCGATCACGACTGCCCTCGTGCCGGTGAACGCCTCCATCTCGCAGGTGAGCTCCACCGCAGGTGGCGCGGCCTCTCTGGCAGCTGACGCGGCCGAGGCCGCTCACCAGATCACGCTGCTCCTCACCCAGTACGTCAAGACGGCCGACCTTCCGGCCCCGCTGACCCGGTGGGCGGACGTCCCGAAGCCGACCGGCGGCATTCCCGCAAGCGATCTCGTCCCCGGGGTCGTGGTCGACTCCGAGCTGGCGACGGTCGCGAAGTCCGGTCTGTTCAACGACCTGACGACTCCCAGCGGCGGCATTCCGGCGTCGAAGCTGGACGTGAACGGCATCGCCAACAGCGGGCCGATCCTCGCTGTCACCGGTGGCCGGATCAACGCCTCGGGTGACACGACCGGTGCCACGGACCAGGCCGCAATTCAGGGGGCGCTGAACAGCGGACGCCCCGTCACGCTGAACAGCGGTCAGACCTACTACGTCAACGACACGATCTACCTGCCGTCTGCGTCGTCGCTGAACGCTCAGGGTGCGATCGTCCACCTGATCGCGTCGAAGCAGCAGCCCGTCCTCGCGACGAGCTCGCAGAAGCCGTCCCGCACCGTGACCGACGCCGTGTCGACGGCCGGGTCGGCGACGGTGACGTCTGCCACCGCCGCGTTCACGTCGGCCGACATCGGCAACACGGTGGGCATCGTGGGCGCGTCCTACGCCGGCGCGACCTGGTACGGCACCATCACCGCGGTGGCCTCTGGGATGTCGGCCACCGTGTCCGTTCCCGCGGTGCTGGCTGGCACCAACCTGACGATGTACGTCTACAACGCTTCCGCTCGCTGCTCGGACGTGACCATCAACGGCGGCTGGTACATCCGTGACGCCTCCCCGGCTGACGGTCGAACCCCGGGCGTTACCGCGTTCAACAGTTTCGCGTCGAACTTCCGCCGCGTGGACCGCCTGACCATCGTCAACACCACCTGGCAGGTCGCCCAGTCTTCGGGGTCCGGCGGGCGTTTCACTGTCTCTGTTGCTGACGCCAACGACGTGTTCATCCAGAACACCCGCTTGCTGAACATCAATGGTGACGGCGTCCACCTCACTGGTCCCATCAATCGGGCGGCTGTCCGTGACACCTTCGGCACCGCCGACGATGACTTCTGCGTCTGCAACACGGTCGACGGGTACACCCCGTTGATTACGGACACCGAGGGAATCATCAACAACGTCACCTTCGACGGGATCTACCCGAACAACGCTTTCGCGGCGGCCAAGTACTACGACAACGACACCGCCGGGCGTTTCTATGCACAGGGCGTCACTTTCCGAACCGTCAAGGGGTCGACTTACAAGAACCCGATCCGTATCGACGGCGCGGTGTCGGGTTGCCTGGTTGAGGACGTGAAGCTGACGACCCCGCTGGGGACGGCGTCGGTCCAGATCAACGACGCTCGCGCCCACGGCGTGACCGTCCGCGGCGTGACCTGGGTTTCCGGCCTCACGCCCACGGGCGGCATCGTCTCCGCCGGCGGCAACGACAACAACAGCACCTTCCCGGGCAACAGCCTGCTCGTGCAGGACATCACCATGACCCGCGTTTCGGGTGCCGGTGGGGTCGTGCTGAACATCGGCAACGGCACGGCGATGCGCAACTACACCCTCGACGGGTTCAAGTCCACGGTCGACCAGACCGAGTTGACCCTGGTCAAGCTCAACGGTGGCGGCCTGGAGAAGCTGTCGATTCGCGGGGTTAACCTAGTCGCCACGAGCGGACAGCTGGTCAACATCGCCTCTTCGACGACGGTGCGCAACATCCTCATCGACGACATCGTCGCCACGATTCCCCTGATGCTCAATGAGCCCGTCAGTAACGCCACCGTCTACATGAAGCTCTCCAACGCGATCTTCACCGGGGCCAGCGTGGCAAGCACGCGCTCCCCGCTGCACCTCGACCTGGCCAACACCCGGATCTCCACCACTGGCGGGGTCGTCAACCTCATCGGCACGGGCGCCAACGCCCGGATTCGGGTGGCCACGACGGTCGACCAGATCGGTGCCGGGTCCGCGTTCACGAAGGACGGCAGCCAGGCGTGCAGCCTGAACGGCACCACGCTTCCCGTCGACGTGACGACTCTGACCCCGCTGGACGGGGACATGGTTTTCAACAAGTCCACGGGGGTCACGTTCGGCACCGGTCCCGCTGTCTATAACGCTGCCGCTGCGCAGTGGCGGGGGCTGTACTCGCTGACCGCCGCGGCCGGCACCGCGACGCCTGACACGACCGCGCCGACCGCGCCGACGACAGCCACGGCGGTCGCCGGGAACGCTCAGGCGATGATCACGGCGTCCGGGTCGACGGACGCGGTCGGGGTCGCCGGGTACCGCGTTTACGGCTCGTCGACAGGCGGCACGGCGCTGGCTTCCGGGGCCTCGCCTCTCACGGTCACCGGGCTCACCAACGGCACGGCCGTGACCTTCTACGTGGCGGCCTACGACGCGGCCGGCAATGAGTCCGCCCGCACCGCCACGAACGCGGTGACACCCACTGCGCCCAGCAACACCTACCCGATCACCACGCAGCCAGACTTCGTGCTGAACGCCGACAACGCCACATTCAGTGGCTCCACCCTCAGTTCCTGGGTGGACAGCATCGGCGGGCTGGCCTACAGCGTCCCCTCGGGACGCAACGCGCCGACCTACTCTGCGACCGGCGTCAACGGCAAGCCGGGCATCGTGTTCACGAAGGCCTCGGCGGCCGGCCTGTTCTACGGCAAGCCGTGCAAGCCGGAGGCAATGACCATCTTCGTCGAGCTCGCGCCTTCCGCGCTGGGTGCCGGCAACGGCATCCTGCAGGGCACCGACAGCGCAGCGGTCGCGACCAACCTGGGTGTGAACATCTACACCAGCAGCGGGAACGCGATCGTGGGCGGGATGCAGGGCAACACGGGCACCAACGCCTTCTCCGGGACCACGTTCAGTACGACGGGTGCCGGGATCATTGCCCGAGTCTCCTACGGTCTCGGTAACGGTGTCGGTACGTCGTCCGCCAAGGCGCTCACCTCTTCGCTCAACGGGGGCACGGTCGGCACCGGCAACACGCAGCAGTTCGTCGCCGTGGCGAACGCCGGATTCACGCTCGGCGGCGCCGGGACGGCCGGGAGCGACATCGTGATCCGCAAGGTCTACGTCTTCAACACGCTGCTCTCGACCGCCGACCAGCAGGCGATGACGCAGTGGCTCGCGTCGCAGGACAACATCACCGTCGGCACGAACTGATGAGGTCGGCGTGGGTCGTCAGATGCCGGGCGACCCACGCCTGGATGGCTAGTCGAGACAGGGGGTCGACATGTTGATCACGACATCCGTCACCGGTGCCCCCAACGGCTACCCGTGGACGGTCGGTTATCCCGACGGCGGGGTGTATGGGCCGGACAGCGAGGTCGAGCGGGTCGTCCGGGGTGCGCCTGCCGACGCGGATTCCGACGCGAAGATCGCCTACATGTTGTCCAAGAACCTCGACCCTTACTACGGGGGTATTGCGGCGACGAACATGGCCGACTACACGACCCCGGTGTACCTGGTCGATGACCGCACCCCCGTGCAGACGGTCGGGTTCCGTGACGAGCAGAACAAAAGCTACGTGCCCGGCCAGCTGTTCGACGGCGGGCACTTCGTGGGCGTCCGAGTGCCGGCTGGCGCTGAGCCCGCTCCTGGCACGGACGGGCAGCTCACCACCGTCAAGGCCGAGCCGGATGGCTCCCACACCATCACGGAGCTCTGGCGGGCCCGCTACGACGCCGACGGTTCGCACGACCTTCCCGGCAGACCCGGGGTGCGCGTGCGCGGGTTGTCCGCGGCCGATGCTGACGCCGGGGTGCGAAGCCTGCAGACCTACGACGTCTTCGACGGCTGGTCCGCGGTCTGGGGCGGCACTACGAACACCGCCCAGTACCCCGGCGGCTGGTTCCCGACCGGGACCGGCTCATCCGCCTCGGGCCTCGTGACGTCCGCCTATTCGATCAGTGTCGCGGAAGCCCTGACCGGAGTGATCAAACACGCGATCTCTCTCTGCCTCGTATCGCCCGCGCACTATTCGAGGTTTTCGTGGCCCGCCCAGCGCAGCGACGGCGGAGACGTCGACCTGCGTGCGATCATGGAGGGTCAGCGCCTGGCGATGGACCCCTCAGTCGACTTCGCCACCTATCCAGGGCTGACCCCGTTCGCACGTATGGTGGGCGTCGGTTCTCAGGAATACGGATTCATTGTCACCGACAAGGCGGGCGCGGTTGCTGTGAACTGCGAGGGGGACGGCGCCTACCGGAAGCGGTTCGGAGTGAATCGCTGGGACCAGGTTCGTCAAGGGACGCCGTCTTACCTGTTGATGCGGAACTTCCCTTGGAACCGCCTGTACGTCTTGCCTGCCAACTACGGCAGGCCCATTTCAACCACCCAAAGAACGGAGAGCCAACATGGCTGACTTCCCGAACGTGGTGGTCTCGAACGGTACCGGGGTCACCCTCGAAGCCAATATCTGCGAGATCACCATCGGTTCCGGCGCGTCCAACGACGCGGGTGTGAACTACGTCTACGACTTCGTCGACATCATCCCGACCCAGACCTACAACTTCACGGTCGACGTGCAGCGTCTCGCGGGCACCACGAACGCCCGCCTGGAGGTCAAGTGGCGCAAGCCGGACGGCTCGGGCCTCTCCGTCGTCCAGGGTCCCACGGCCCCCACGACGGTCGGCACCAAGCAGACCCTGACGTACTCCGGCGCTGCCCCGTCCGGTGCCGGTCACGCGATCGTTTGCGTGCGGTACACCACCACTCCGGCCAGCGGTGAGAAGCTGCGCACCTCGAACCCGGGGGTCTCAAACCCTAGTTCGCCCTCCCTGCCCACGTTGATTGCGACGGTGGTGGAGGGCGACGGATCGCTCACCGCAAACTGGACCCCCTCGGACGCCACGCGGTTCTCGGCCTACGAGGCTAGGATCACCGACCCGGCCGAGGCGGTGACCACGTCAGGCCCCTTGCCCAGCACGTCCCTGACGTTCAAGTTCGACGGACTGACGAACGGCGTAGACCACACGATCCAGATCGACGGGACGGTTGCCTGATGACCATCGTCAGCGCGCGGGTCAATGCGACCCCCCACGGCCGCGAAGTGCTGCAGCCCGGAGTGGACAAGCCGTCCGCAACCACTGCGGGTGTCCGGCCTGACGTTCCCCTCACGGTCACCACGACCCACGTTCCGGCGTCAAACACCGTGTACCGGAACCTGGACATCAAGGTCGACGTGAACCTGTCCGGCAAAACCGGAGTGCAGTACGAGAACTGCAGGTTTCAGGGCGGGCTGAACTCCACGGCTCAGGGCCTGGTTCTCGCGCAGGGCACTCACGGTCGCGGCCACAGGTTCACAGACTGCACGTTCGATCCGCAGTCTCCGAACTTCAACAAAGACGGGATCCGCGGCTACGGGTTTACGCTACTGCGTTGCGATATCAGCGGCGTGGTCGACGGCGTGTCGGTTTTCTGCACCCAAGCTCCGACCGCGGACGTCGGCGTCACGGTGCAGCAGACGTGGATCCACGACCAGGCGTACTGGCCGAACCCCCCGGACACCAACCACTCAGACGGGTCGCACTGCGACGGCATCCAGTGGCAGGGCTCTCCGGGCCTCGTCGTCCGGGGCTGCCTGATCAGCGGCATCCTCGACCCGGCGTACCAGCCGGGGCAGTTCGGGACGAAGCACACCAACTCGTGCATCATGATCAAGCCGGACGCCGGCCCGATCAGCAATGCGACGATCGTCGACAACTGGTTCTATGGCGCGAACATTAGCGTCAACTCCAATGACGACGCCCCGGACCGGTTCATCACCAACTTTGGGACGTTCACGGGGAACCGGTTTGACCACGATCAGCGTGCGCAGGGTGGCGGTGGGAACGATACCTGGACGTTCCTTCGTCCGGTCGGTGCGGCCGGCACGTTCACCAGCAACGTCTACGAGGACAACGGGGCCGCGATCAGAATCCGAACGCAGTGAGTCTGCGGACGGGGTTCGACTTCGACCTGGACGGCGTGCCGGGCTTCGATCGCAAGCTCGTCGCCTTGGCCGCTCGGGCCAACAATCAGCGGACGATCTTCGCCGAGTTGGTGCGCATCTTCAAGCGGTCCGAAGCTCGCATCTTCGCCACCCAGGGCGCCGCGATCCAGCGCCCCTGGGCGCCGCTGTCGGCGCGTTACGCCGCCCAGAAGGCGCGGCGCTACCCGGGCAAGCCGATCCTTGAGGCGACCGGCAAGCTGCGGCGCTCGCTGGTCGACCATCCCACGGTCCGGCTGCGCGGCAACACGCTTTCGATCGGCTCCAACGACCCGAAGTCGGCATGGCATCAGCGCGGCGTGCCCAGCAACAACCTGCCGGCCCGCCCGCACGTCGGCGTCACCTTCGGCGACCGGGTGGCCTGGCGGAAGTACGCTGCCCGCTACATCGCCGAGGGTCGCGCGGCGGCCGAAAGTGAGGGCGTCCTGTGAGCACACCCGTCGTGCTGCCCGGCGCCTGGGGCGCGGCCCGGGCGATCCGCGACCTGCTGGAGCGGCACGTCACTGAAGCCTTGCGCAGCGTCGAGAGCGACGACCCCGATCTGCAGCGGGGTGAGCTCGAGGATCCCGCGCTCATCGTCACCTCGGAGCCCGATGACCTGGGCGTCGACCAGACGCCCGCACTGGTCATCTCGGTGGCGCAATCGGACTCGGTGGCCGTCGACGACGTCGACCTGCTGACGGAGTCGTGGGAGATCGCCTACGCCGTCACGGTCGAGGCCTACGTGGCCGGGCACGACATCGAGAGTGCCGACCGCTGGCGTTACAGCTACGTGCTCGCCTTGCGCCGGGCCCTCTTGAGCCACCGCGGCTGGGGGGCGCTGACGATCCGGCCGTCCTTCCGGGAGGCCTACGACGAGGTCGGTCAGCTGGACCGCGGCGGCTGGTTCTCCTCTGGCCTGATCCGCTTCACGGTCACCGTGGCTGAGGACATCGAGACCGCCGAGGCGCTCGGCACGGTGGCTGTGGTCGACGTCGACAGCTACTCGGTCGCGGCCGACGCGCCGTTCCCTGACCACGATGACGACGAGGCGCCTACCGAGGTGCCCGCGACCATCGGGCCACGCTGAGCGGCGCTCGCCGTGTCGGCTGCAGCATCGCGACCCACGAACAGGGAGGATCACCACATGCCGTACATCAACCCCGGCCGCTCGCCGGTCATCGTCAGTGACGAGGGGGACCTGCTCGAGGCCGGACAGATCGGCGACCTCGATGCACGCAAGCCGCGCGTCAAGGCGCTCGCGGACGCGGGTCTCCTCGTCAAGATCGAGGCGCCGGCCGCTGCGGCCAAGGCGCCCGCGCAGAAGGAGGACTGACCATGCCCGGCGTGGTTGTGAGCACCGTCTCTCGTCAGGGTGGCACCGCCCTCGAGACCCCGGCCAGCGGCCGGTACTTCGCTGCAGGCCTCTTCTCCCGGGGCCCGGTCGTTCCGACGGTCGTCGAGAGCCTCTCGGACTTCTACGCCACCTACGGCGCGCGTCCGACGTACTCCCTGGCCTACGACGACCTGGTGACCTACTTCCGCAACGGGGGCGGCGAGGCCGTGATCCGTCGCGTCGTTGGCGCCGGGGCGACCACGGGGACCCTGAGCCTGCTCGACTCCTCCTCGACCGCGTCGGTTCGCGTCGACGCGACCAGCCCGGGCGCCTGGTCGTCCTCGGTCAAGGTCGCCGTCACAGCCGGCGCGATCGACGACACCGTCTCGGTGTCGATCTACCTCGACTCCGGCGACGGTGACGAGCTCGTCTCGCGCTACAACAACCTGGGCACCGTGGCCGACCTGGTCGACGCGCTGAACCGCTCGCGTCTGGTCAAGGGGACCGTGGTGGGCGCCAACCTCCCGGCGCCCCGTTCCGCCACCGCGCTGAGTGCCGGCAACGACCAGCGCGCATCGGTGAACGCCGCAACGCTCGTAGCCTCGCTGGATTCCTTCACCGCAGAGTTCGGCACCGGTGTCGTCGCGATCCCCGGCTACGACGCGAGCCTGGTCGCCGGCGGCCTGCTGCAGCACTGCATCGACAACGGTCGCACCAGCTACGTGCACCTGCCGTTGGGCACGACCTACGAGGACGCGCTGGCCGCGCCCGACGACCTCGTCTCGAACACCGGCCAGTACCAGAAGCTGGTGCACCCCTGGGTGCAGATCGCCGGCACCGGGTCCACGCCGCTGACCGTCCCGCCCACGGGTTACGCGGCGGCCATGCGTGCCGTGGCTCACCGAGCGATTGGCCCGTGGCGAGTGCCGGCCGGCGAGATCGCTGCGGCGACGGCGCTCACCGGCTTGGAGCAGCAGTTCACCCAGGCCGAGGCCAACAGCCTGAACGACGCCCAGGTGTCGGTGATCCGCCAGTTCGGCGCGGTCATCGAGCTCTACGGCGATATCCCACTGGCGACCGACCTGGCCACGTACCCCTACCTGGCTCGCCAGGACAGCAACAACGTCGTGGCCCAGGATCTCGAGGCGCTGCTGCAGCCGATCGTGTTCTCGACGATCGACTCTGACGGCCTGCTGTTCCAGACGATCCGCTCGCGGGTCATCGGTTACCTCGAGCCCATCCGGGCCGCGGGCGGGCTCTACGGCCTGACCGACGACGAGGGCACGCAGATCGACCCCGGCTACCAGGTCGTCGTCGACAGCTCCAACAACACCGCGGCCACCCTGGCCCGCAACGAGGTGCACGTCAGCGTCGGACTCCGGTGGTCGCCGGTGGCCGAGATGATCTACCTCGACATCACCTCCGTCGGTCTCACGACCGCGTTCTGAGAGAGGAGCGACCATGGCGACGAACAACGCGGCGAAGCAGTCCCACGCACTCGTGTGGCTCTCCCGCATTACCCAGGGTGGTTCCCCCATCCAGTTCTCGGCGATGACCGGCGGGACGAAGTCCAGCGAGGCGAACCAGGAGTTCGACGGGGGCTCGGAAGATCCCGAAGTCACCACGTCTCCAGCGACGACCGAGGACATCACGGTCACGCTCCGGTTCAAGCCCGGCCGGGACGCGAAGATGCTCAAGAACCTGCGGGCCCAGGTCGGGACGTACACGGACACGATGACCGTGCTCTACACCGACCCCAACCGGAAGCCTCTTCCCGGCGTCGAGCCGATCGTGTTCAGCGAGGCCGTCCTGCGATCCGCGTCGCTGCCGGCCTTCGACCGCAACAGCACCGAGACGGCCACGATCGACCTGGTGTTCGCGGTCACGAAGGAAGCCTGACCGCTTCTCGTCCCTGATCCGATGCGCTCAGTCCCCACCTCCCCGGGGCTGGGCGCATCGCCGTCTAGGCTGGCGGTCAGTACGGGGATGCCGTGCACGGAGTCCTGGGGAGGACGAACATGAGCGACCACCACTACGGATCAGCGCCGGTGGACTGGGAAGACGTCGAAGGCGCGACGGACATCGAGGCGTCGGACGCTCCGATCGAGCTGGACGCCGACGTGCCCGCGCAGCGCCCGGTCCTGAGCAGCGAGCCGGCTAGCGACCTGGCCACCCTGCTTCGGGAGGAGTTCGGCGCCCGGACGGTGCACGTCGTCGAGGTCATCATCCCGGGCAGCGAAGACTGGTCGCTCGCCTTCCGCACCGACTGGTCGGAGACGGCCAGCAAGCGGTGGGCGGCCAAGGCCAAGCAGGCGGTCACGAAGTCGGACCCTTCGGGGATCAACTTCACCCGCCTGTGGACCCTGATGGTCATCGACCAGTGCGTCGACGTCCGCCTCCGCGGTAAGTCCGTCCTGCAGCCGGGGCCCTACCGCAAGGTGCTCGCTTCGTCTGACCTTCTGGAGGCGATCGACGAGACGCGGCCCGAGGGAGCGGTGAAGTTCTTCCTGCCGGTCTACGCCCAGCTGCAATCGGTCGCGACCACCATGCAGCGACTCGCGGGAGAGGGTGAGGGAGTGGACCCTTCCTTGCCGGAGCAGGACGTCTACGAGACCGGAATCGTCTCCTAGACCTCGCCTCCGACCTGGCGGAACACTGGCTGTTCCAAGAGGCTGTCTCGCTGGCCGAGGTGGACGGGGTCGACATCGAGCGGGTGCTCTACGAGAAGGACCCGCTCGTGCAGGCCGCAAGGTACGCCAGAGCCTTCGTCATGCAGGACCGCAACAGGGCGGCAGCAAGCTGAGAGGATCGACACGTGAGCGCGAACCCGGGAGATGCCGAAGTCATCCGGTTGCGCGCGATCTTCGAGGACCTGGCGCGCGCCGACATCGAGCAGCTCCGGCGCGCGCTGGGTGGGCTTGACCGCACCAGCGACCACCTCGGAGGGACCTTCCGCGACACCTCCGGCCGCCTCCGAACCCTCGACGGACGGTTCGCGTCCGCCGGGGTACGAGCCCGGGTGCTTGAGAGCCAGCTCGGGTCACTGCGTCGTGAGGCCGAGCGGACCAACCGCGCGCTCGGAGGCATGAGCGACAACTCCCGCGGCGTCCGGGCCCGGACGGTGTTGCTGGGGGCGGCCATCACCGCGCTGGTCTCGATCATCCCGGGCATCGTCCCGCTTGCCGGCTACCTGTCAGCCATCGGGGCTGCGGCCGTGACGGCGATCCCGCCAGCCGCAGCAGCCATCGGCACCATGGCGCTGGCCTTCGCCGGCGTCGGGGACGCCGTGTCGGCGCTCGCTTCCGGCGACATGGACAAGATCAACGAGGCGTTCCGCAACCTGACCCCCGCGGGACAGGCTTTCGCCGGCGTGCTCATCCAGCTCAAGCCACTGCTGGACGGACTCCGGGCTGCCGCCCAGGACGGCCTACTGCCGGGGATCGGCGACGCCCTGCAGACGATCGCCGCCGGACTCGGCTCCACCCTTGAGACCCTGGTCGACACCTACGCGACCGGCCTCGGTGAGCTCGCCCGCCAGTTCTCGAGCAGCCTGGTCAGTCCCGAGGCCATCCAGTTCTTCGACTACCTCATCGGCAAGGCCCAAGAGCTCGACATCTTCGGCAAGATCACGACGGATACCGTGGCCGGGATCGCACAGCTGATCCAGGCGCTCGAACCATTGTCTCAGGTCGGCGTGCAAATCCTAAGCGGACTGGCCAGCTCGTTCCGCGAGTTCTCTTCGACCGTCGACTTCTCGGCCATCGCGGGCTACGTACAGCAGACGCTGCCCAACGTGCAGCGGTTCTTCGGCGCGATCGGCACCACGCTGGGCGCGATCTTCCAGGCGCTCGCCCCCGTCGGTCCCGACGTGCTCGATGTCCTGTCCGAGTTCCTGCTGACCTTCGCGTCGCAGGGCCCCGCGATCACGTCGATCTTCCGTGTGCTGCTCACGGTTCTCGAGCCCGTCCTGCAGATCATTAGTGGCCCGGTGCTGTCGCTGCTCGGCGGACTGACCACCGCCCTGCAGCCGCTCGTCGAGCGCGGGGGGCCCGCGCTGGTCCGGCTGTTCGAGCGACTGGGGGGCTCGCTCGAGACTGTCCTGCCGCAGGTGTCGGACTCGCTGCTCGGCCTCCTCGACGCCGTGCTGCCGGTGGCCGACTCGCTGCTCGACGAGCTGCTGCCGGTGGTGCCCATCGCGGCTGACTTCCTGTCCCAGCTGGTGACCGCCTTGACCCCGGTGATCCCGCTGCTCGGCGAATCCCTGGCCGGCGCCCTGCAGCAGCTGGTGCCCTCCCTGCCCGGGCTCGTCGACAACCTCGTGGAGCTGGCGAGCCAGCTACCCGCGCTTCTGCCCCCACTTCTGGACATGATCACGCAGCTCGTGCCGCTGCTGCCGGTGTTCGTGGACGCCGCCTCGTCCTTCCTGCCGATCCTGACTCAGGCCTTGATCGACATGGCACCTTCCGCCGATGAGCTCGCGGCCAGCTTGGGCGTGCTCGCGTTCGTAGTGGGCGGGGTGACGAAGGCGCTGCAGGGCTACCAGGCGATCTTCGACCTGGCCTCGGGCAAGTCGACGGGTGGATCGAACGGATTCGGCAAGGCCGCGGCCAACGCCGGCCTGAACCTGATCCCTGGGTTCGGCGCGATCCGCGGGCTCGGTAGCCTGGTGGGCGCCGGCGACACGGCTGGCAGTCACCGCCGACGGGGATCGATGGTCGGCAACACCCTGGCCTGGACCGCGGCAGTGGCGGCGGGGCTGGGCGGCCTCGGGATCTCGAACCTCTTCACCGGCGGCGGCGGGCTCGGCTACGGATCCGGCGACCACCAGGCGGGAGCAGCGGTCGACCTGGTCGGTCCGAATGCGAGCCGTGCGGCGGAGCTCGCGAATGCCTCCGGCGGGTTCGGCGAGATGCACGGCAGCGGCGCAGGGCGTCACGCGCACATCGTGCCCGGCAACGTCGACGACCTGCGCCGGGCACCGATGGGGGACACAGCGACGAGCCGGATGGCCCCGAGCTACAGCTACGGCGACACGTCGAACGTGTTTCAGATCAGCGGCGCCCAGGATCCTCGAGCGGTCGCTCGCGAGGTGCGCCGAGAGCTGGGCGAGATCCGACGCGACCTGCACGAACGAGGATCAGGGAGTGCGTTCTGATGGCACTAGTCATCTCCCGCGGCACGCGCGGCGCTGCCGACAACCCCGCCCAGGGGCTGCCCGGGTCGGTGCCGCCCGGCGCCGCTCGCTCGCCGCACCCCAAGGCGCGCATGGTCGCCGACAACGGCTGGTACTGGGAGTTCGGGCTCGCTCCCACCGCGGCTGACGTGGGCGGCTGGTCGAAGAACTGGACGCAGATCGCGCGCCCCGGTCGCAAGCCCTTGCTGGTCGACGCCGGCCCGCAGCTGCGCACGCTGGGCCTGCAGGTCATCGCCCGCCACCCCTACGATCCGCTGAACCGGACCGACATCGAGGGGACGCTGCGTGCACTGCGCGACGCGGCCGGCACGTCGCTGACGTTCACGATCGAGCGCATGGGCGTGACAGAGGAGGGCCTCTGGCGTCTGACCGACGTCAAGGTGCGACCCACGCGACGTCAGCACGGCACCAACTACAACACGCGGGCTGAGGTCGACCTGTCCTTCGTGGAGGTGTCCGGCTACAACGTCAACGGCTACATCAACAACACCGGGCCGGTCACGGGCGGGGTCGTCACGACGCCGACAGGGACTACCTCGACGCCGGTGGCGGTCGCTTCGACGTCGAACGCAGCAGCTGCCGCACCCACGAGCTACGTCGTCCGTCAGGGCGACACGCTCGCCAAGATCTCGATCGCGATGTACGGGACCTCGTCACGTTACGGCGACATCGCCCGGGCGTCGAAGATCTCGAACCCGAACCGGATCTACCCCGGTCAGCGTTTGACGGTGCCGCGACCGTGAGTCGTTACCTCAACGACGACGGCAGTATCCGCTCGATCGTCGTCCGTGGCGCGAACCTGAGTTCTGAGCTGGTCGAACGACTGAACTCTGCCGACCTCGATTACACCAGCGACGGCGCCTCGCAGCTCACGCTCAAGTTCCGAGAGAACAGTAACTTCGACCTGATCCGTAACGGATCGTTTGCCGTGGGCGGCACCGAGCGGCTGGGCTCCAGCGTGGACCTGACCGACCAGAAGTTCGAGGTCGCTTCGGTCGCTCTGGATTCAGGCGACACCGGCGTGACACTCACCATTCAGGCGCGGTCCCAAGGAATCATGCACCTGCAGCGCCGCTACCAGGCTGCGGCCCAGAACAACGTCTCCCCCACCGCGTGGGCGCGCCAGCTGGCGACATCGAAAGGCCTTCGATTTGTGGGGCAGGACTCTGCTGTGCTGCCTGTGGTCAGTCAGAACACCAGCGAGGCATCGCCCTGGGTGGCGCTGCAGCGGATCGCGGGAGACCTGGGCTTCATCGTGTTCGAGGCCGCGGGCACCGTCTACTTCGGCCAGCCGACGTGGATCCTCGACCAGTCGAACGAGCGGCCCTACCGTTGGGAGGGGGAGACGACGACAGGTCCACTGCTGGCCCTTCCGTCCTTCCGACGTACCGGCGACACCTCGAACGCCGCCTACGCGACCGTGAGCTTCACGGTCATGGCCACCGAGGCGGAGAACCTGCTCCCCGGAATGCGTGTTGACCTCTCCGGGGTGCCCACCTTCGAGGGCAAGTACATGGTCACGAAGGTGGGTTTTTCGCTGGGCCCAGCCGAGGTCGCGACGATCAGTGCCGAGATCCCGGTCAACCCGGAGGCGAAGGCCGTCGCGTCGGCGGTGTCCACCGTGGCTTCGGTCAGCGCGGGCGCCGGCTGGGTCAACCCGGGCGCCGGCCGGTACGGCAACGTCACCCTGAACGCCGAGCAGGTCGGCTACGCCTTCACGATCGCCAGCGTGGCGCGTGACCGCAAGATGACGATGCCGCGCGCTGGTGTCATCGGCATCATGACCGCGATGCAGGAGTCGCGTCTGCGCAATCTGACCGGCGGCGACCGGGATTCGGTCGGCCTGTTCCAGCAGCGCCCCTCCCAGGGGTGGGGAACGGTCGCTCAGTGCCGCACCCCGGTCTACGCGGCGAACAAGTTCTACGACACCCTGCTGTCGTTCCACAAGGACTACGCCACGGCGACCCCGCTCACCGAGGTCATCTCCGACGTGCAGCGCCCGAAAAAGGAGTACCGCGGGCTCTACGCCCAGTGGCAGAACATGGCCGAGGCGCTCGTGGCCGCGATGACTGTCAACGTGCCGGCCGGTGTCGGCGGCGTCAGCACGGCGGCGGGCTCGGGTGCGGTCGCCAGCGTCCGGGCGCTCACCGGATCGCAGACGCTCTACCAGATCATCGACGCCGCCGACGCCGGGCCGTCGCACCGCGTCACCTCGACCACCGGTGGCACGCACTCCAAAACGTCGCTGCACTACAAGGGCCAGGCCGTCGACTTCGGCGGGCCGACCCCCTCGGTCGACTCGCCAGCGCTGGACGCCCTCTTCGACTTCTGGCTGCAGTTCGCGCCCTACGCCGCCGAGATCATCTACGCGGGCAAGAACCGGGGCGGCGGTGCCCGCTCGATCAAGAACGGTCGGGTGTTCAACTACGGCTCGAGCACGAACGCGGCGCACCATAACCACGTCCACGTCGGCTTCACCCCTGACGGAATCCGCGCCGCGGTCGCGGCCGGGAAGATGAGGTTCCGATGAGCACGACCCACGTCGCCCGCGTGACCCGCTTCGTGGGCGGTCGCCCGCTCATCGTCGTGCCCGCCCGCTGGGGCGACGCTGAGATCGGGCCTTGCGAGATCCTGACTTCGGTCCCGCCCCTCACCGAGGGGGACAGGGTGCTCGTGGTCGAAGCGTCCAATGCCTCAATCGTGGTCTGCGGACGCCTAACCTGAGAGGATGCCTGTATGGAACTCCTGGCGCATCCTCTGCGTCTGTCCGGGTCGCGCTTCGCGACCGTGACCGACGGCACCGAGGCGGCCGACTGCGACGCCGTCGCTCGGATGGTGCTCACCCACCGCGGTGAGGTCGAGCTCGTGCCCGCGTTCGGGATCTCCGACCTCACGTTCAGCGGGCCCGAGGCGGGGCTGGGGATCACCCAGCTGAATGCCTGCGCCTCGATGTTCGGCCCGCCGGTCACCGTCTCGCTCGACAAGGTCAAGCGCACCGACCGGACCGAGACCGCACGCTTCCTCGTCGAGCGGAAGGGCTGACGATGGGCATCGACCTTCCCGGGTTCACCGACCTGGTCCTCGCCGAAGAGGACCCCAACGTCATCGTGGCTGCGGCGTTGACCGCCATGCAGACTGCGTTCCCCGGCTACCAGCCACGCGAAGGCCAGACCGAGGTGGTCCTGCTTGAGCAGGAAGCGGTGATGACCGCAGAGCTTGGCTACGCCGTCAACCGCGTGCCCGCCCAGACCACCGAGTCCGTGCTGAACCTCTACGGCCTGGTGCGCTCGCCGGGCACCTACGCGGTCTCCACCGCACGGTTCAGCGTGTCGACTTCGACCGTCGACGTCACGATCCCCAGCGGCACACAGTTCAGTGTCACCGACGCCACGGGCACCGACATCACTTTCTCGACCGCGGCGCCCCTGACGATCCCGGCAGGCACGACGCTCGGCACCGTCGACGTCCAGGCCATCGACGTGGGATCGGACCCCAACGGCATCGCGGCCGGCACCGCCGGCACGATGATCACCGCGGTGCCCTACGTCGACTCGGTCACCCTGACCGTCATCTCGACGTCGGGCTCCGACCCCGAGGATCAGGCGGCCTTCCTCGATCGCGGCGTCCCGCGTCTGTCGCGCCTGGTGCAGACCCTGGTGCGCCCTGAGCACTTCACGGCGGCCGCCCTGGAGACGGTCGGCGTGAGCCGGGCACTGACGCTGGACAAGTACAACAGTGACGGTCCCAGCTCGGCGCCAGTGAACAACACGGGGACCGACCCCGGGCACGTCACGGTGGCTGTGGCCGCGCAGGGCGGGGCGCCGCTGTCGAACCTGGCCCTCGACGCCATGCGCGTCGCGCTGCAGTCCCAGGCCTTCGTCCTGCTGACGGTGCACGCGATCAACGCCACGCTGGTGAACGTCGACGTGACCGCGACCGTGGTGGCCCAGGCGGGGTTCACCGTCGCCGAGGTCCAGCAGAACGTCGCGGTGGCGCTTGACGCTTACCTCTCGCCGGACAGCTGGCCGTGGACGGCCACGGTCTACCGCAACGAGCTGATCTCGCTGATCGACGGCGTCATCGGCGTGAGCCGGGTCGTCTCGATCGACGCGCCGGCCGCTGACCTGGTCTTGAGCGGCGTCGCCCCGCTGCCCGTGCTCGGCACGGCGATGATCACGGTGCAGACCTCGTGAGCACCCTGCCCGACAGCTACGCGCGCCCGGACGTCTCGGCGCACGTCGAGGCCGAGTACGCGCGCCTGCCGCAGATGTACCGCGACGGCGACGAGGCGAACGACTTCGCCGTGCTGCGGATCCTCTCAGTCGTCGGCGACCAGCGGGGCGACGTGTCCGACGTAGTCGACCGCCTGCTCCCGGAGGAGACCAACGACCTGTCGGAGCTGGTCGACCCCATGCTCGCCGACTACGACTGGCTGCCCTGGCTGGCGATGATGGCCGGGGTCGACGCACGGCTGTACCCCGACACCGACGGCAACAGGACGGCGCTGCGACTGGCCATCGACGGCGCGCGCGGCGGGCGGTACCCGGGATCCGACGCGGCCATCATCGCCGCGGTGCGGCCAGCACTCACCGGCACACGGGCCGCTCGCATCACGAACAAGAGCGTCGCCGGGTTCAGCTACTCCGTCGAGGTCTACGCGGCGCAGGTGGACGACCAGGCGGCGCTCGCCGTGCTGCTGAGCCGCACGACCCCCGCCGGCTTGACGGCGACCCTGAGCGTCCTGCCCGGCTGGACGTGGGGTGACGTGCTGGCCACCGGTCGCACGTGGGGCGACGTCAAGAACTCAGGCCAGACCTGGGGGCAGTCGCGGGCGACGATCCCCGACCGCGCAGGGTGGCAGACCTGGGGTCAGGCGACCCGACGCACCTGGGCCCAGGCGCGTCAGTACCGATGGAACACCGGACCCAGGAACTAGGAGAGCTGAACTGTGACCACCCTCTACAAGGGCTACGCCGTCCCGGAGTACACCGACTCCGAGGACGGACCCAAGGCGTTCCGCGACTTCATCGACACGCTCACCGCGGGCAGCTCCGGCAGCGTCACCTACGGCACGCTGGCCAACCGCCCGACCGCGACCGACCGCGCCCTCTACGCCGTCGTCGGCGACTCGGCGTCCAACAACGGCCGCCTGTTCCTGGGCACGGTCATCTCCGGCTCGGCCTCATGGAACGAGCTCGGTCTCAAGGTGGTCACCGGAACGTTGGCCAATCGGCCCACCTCGTTCACCGGGAACCGGATCTACATCGTCGTCGGCGACTCGACCGCGAGCAACAACGGCCTGACCTACTTCGACACCGGGTCCGCCTGGCTGCAGATCGGCGGTAGCGGTTCGACGGTTCGCGCGGTTGCGACCTCGGCCTCCGACGTGCCGGTGCGCTCGACCGGTGTCGCGTCGCAGACGGGGAACTTCTACGAGGCCGTGACCTCGGGTGGTACCGTCGCGTTCGCTGTCAAGGCAGATGGGCGCACAGCCAGTGCGGCAGGTTTCGAGCTTCCTGCTTTCTCCACCGCCAACCTTCCCGCAGTCGGTGCGGTCGGCATGCTTGTCTACGACACAACAGCTAGTCAAGTCAAGGTGAAGACGGCGTCGGCTACGGCTAGCTACGTTGCGGTGGGTTCTAGCTCCGCCCTGAAAGCAACGGGAACATACACGGGTGATGGGTCAACAGCACGAGCTATCGCCGTAGGTTTCGCGCCAGACCTTGTCGTGGTGCAGTCGGGAAACAACTCTTACCTGGGACTCATCACTCGTACCGATAACCCGGCACAGTACAGGCAAGCCTACAACTTCGCCGGGTCCTCCACGGGCGCATCTGTGACCGACCGTCTGACTTCGTCTGGGTTCGTCGTCAACACCGACGTATCTTACCTGAACACCTCCACTGTTACCTACGCTTGGTCCGCTTTCAAGATCGCGTGAGGAAGGATCTCATAATGTTGTTGATCTACCGCCAGGCGACCGGAGAAGTCATTGACAACTCCGGCACGAACTCGATGTACCCAGAGGGCGTACCTGATGACATGGCCTGGGGGGGGCGCGACCGCAGCGGGCTTGCGTTGCTTCGCCTGCACGATGGGCGAGATGCCGCGCTTGTCAAGTCGGCCTTGACTCACAAGACGACTGTCAAAAACGGCCAGGTGGTTATCGGCGACCCTTTGCCCGCACCGGTTGTGGCTACTCCGGTTGACGACATTGTGACGCGCGAGGAGTTCAACCAGCTGATGACCATGTTCCTGGAGGGCTGACCCATGTCCGTTCCCGCTGGCCTCTATGCCATGCTCAAGCTCGCCTGCCAGGCGGGGCAGACCAGCCAGCTGGCGCTGGACAACTCGCTGGCGAAAAAGCGTCTCACCGCAGACGAGCACGCCGAGCTGACCGAGATCCTGACCGCGGCGCTCGCGGCCGCCGAGGACTCGCCGGCCTAAGTCGCGCCCGTTCGCCCGCCGGGCCGACCTCCAGCCTATGATCGCCCGGTGGGTGAACGAACACAGACAGCGACGGACTGGGTCGTGCAGACCCTGACCAGGGTCATGGCTACCGGGTTCGGCGTCGGGCTCGGCGTCGGCATGACCATCGGCGGGCCACAGCGTCTGCGCGACATGACCTTTCAACAGATCGCCACCGTGCCAGGGGCGCCCGCCGTGTGGGGGGTGCCCCTGGCCGTGCTCGGCGCCGTCGCGCTCATGGGATCAGTCCTCGAGGCACGCAGGCTGACCAGCTTCGCGCTGGTAGCCATGGCCGCCTGGAGCACGCTGTTCGCCCTCCAGTTCGCCCGGGCCGTGCTCGACAACCCCAACGCCGCGGTGACCGGCGTTTTCGCCTACGGGGTGCTGGCCATCTTCGCCGGCGTCCTCGCGGGGGGCCAGCCGCAGCGCGTCGCGCCGACGGTGCGCACGTTCCACTTCGACGACGGGACGAGGTGACGTCGGTGCAACGGCGCTCGCAGTTTCAGCAGGGCAACCCCGACCTGGTGCAGGCCGTGCCCTTCGAGGTGACCGGCCTGCTCGGCGCTCTTTTCGGAGGCGTCACGGTGTTCTTCACCCGCCAGCAGCCGAACAGCATCACGTCCGCGCTGCCGGAGTGGGCGGGCATCGCATGGAGCGCCGGCCTCGCCTTCGGTGCAGCCATCGCCCTGCTGGGGATCTTCTGGCGCTGGGATCCCGACGACTCCCTGCTGGTCGAGCAGGTCGGGCTCGTGGCCGCCGGCGCCGCCTCGGTCGTCTACGCCGTCGCTTTGGCTGTCGCTGCCAACAACCTCGGCACCGCAGCTCCTATCGGGCTCATCGCCGGGTTCGGCGCAGCGTGCCTCTGGCGCTCGACACAGATCCTGCGAGCCGTGCGCCGAGCCACCTCGTGAACGGTGACCTCCTCGTCCAGCTGGCTGGCGCCCTGGGCTTGGCCGGAGTCTTCTCCGCAGTCGTCAACGCGATCACCAATCGGCGCAAGCTGCGGAGCGAGTCCAGCAAGGACGACGCCGACGCGACGCAGATCATCACCACCGCCGCGGGCGCTCTCGTCCAGAACCTGCAGGCCCAGGTAGATCGGGCCACGGTCGAGATCACGCACCTGCGCGAAGAGGTCGCGCGCCTGCGCGAGCAGCTCGAAAGGGACCGGGACCGGCGCGAACAGCTGGCTGAGCAACATCGTGTCGAGCTGGCCGAGGAGCGCGCCGCCCGGCGCCGTGCCGAGGAGCGCGCCGATCGCCACGCGACGTCACTGGCGGAGCTCGCGCGCCTGGTGACCAGCGAGGCGTACCGCACGGCCGCGGCCGACCTCTTGCACAGCGGAATCCCCGCCGACCTGGGCCCGCTTCCCGAGCCCGACCCCGAAGCGGATCAGCCGGAGCTGGCCGGACACACCGACTGAGCACGCGGGCAGTTCACAGCTTGGCGGGGGACACTAGAGTCATGGCCACTTCCTGGCGCCTTGCTCGCGCCCTCGACGTCTACCGGGCGGAGCTCGCCGCCCGGTGGCCGAACCGTGACCGTCGCTCTGACGGTGGCATCGGTGATGCCGAACACGCCGCACGCAGCTCCGACCACAACCCCTGGCTCAAGTCCGACGGCATGGGGATCGTGCGCGCATGGGACACCGACAAGGACCTCACGGGGCCCGCGACGGATCCTCAGTCGGCCAGTGCCGCCACCGAGGCGAACTGGCTGGCCGAGCACCTGCGGAGCCTCGGCAAGGCTGGGGACCCCCGGCTCGTAGGTGGCGGCTACGTCATCTGGAACCGGCGCATCGCCGGTGAGGTCGGCGACTGGGCGTGGCGCCCCTACGACGGCCAGAACAGCCACGAGCACCACGTGCACCTGTCCGTCTCGCGCAACGCGAGCGGGTTCGACTCGACCATCCCGTGGGGCATCTGGCCCCCGGTGCCCAGCCCTCTGGAGGATGACGTGCTCAAGGATCAGACCGTGATCAACCCGATCTCGAAGCAGCCGGAGACGCTCGACGTCACGATCGCCTACCTCGAGCAGCGCGTGGTCGACTCTCTGCTCGAAAAGCTCCCGGCCGCGATCTGGAACTACATGATCGTCAACCCGGTCGCAGGGGCGAAGGAGACGGCGTCCACCGCGCTCTCCTACCTCGAGTCTCGCATCACGGGTCGGCCGGTGAAGAAGTGAACCAGCTGACCCGCTCCGAGGCCGCGGTCACCACCGGCAGTGCCACCGCCGTCGTGACCGTCCTGATCGCCCTGCTCGTCTCCTTCGGGCTGCCGCTCACCAACGACCAGCAGGTCGCGATCCTGTCGACCGTGGGCGTGCTCGCGCCGCTCGTGGCGACCATCATCACCCGCCGGCTGGTCTGGTCGCAGAAGTCGGTCGAGGAGAAGATCGCAGCGACCGCCCGGGCGGCGGCCGGGGTGGCGCCGAACGCGCCGACCGACTAGCCTGCTGCTGCGCACCCAACAGGGTGCCAGTGGGATTGCTGGGGAGCCGTCACACAGAGAGGCCCGGACCTTATGGTCCGGGCCTCTCGTGGTTCTTGGTCTCAGACTTGCGCCCCGTCGAGCGCGGCCAGCAG